AGAAGGAAGCTGCTGGAGTTGTAGAAGCAATCGGACCACAAGTTCAAGTAACAAGTGGAGACATCTCAGTGGTTTACCAAGGTGATGTAATCCTCGGAAGACTTGCTATGGGTGCAGACTTCTTAAACCCAGCTGCTGCTGTAGAATTGTACGCTGGTACAAACACAGCACCAACAGCATTTGGTTAATTTTTATTTTTATACGGGGGCTTCGGCTCCCCTTTTTTCTTATGGCTACCACAACTATTGACACCGATACCGAACTATCCGCAGTGAACTCTATACTGGGTAGCATAGGTCAAGCACCAATAACACAATTAAAAGATCCTACTACTGGATCAATAGCTAACGCTAACCCAGAAATACAATTCATATACAATCTACTACGTGATGCAAATGTTGACACACAGGCGGAAGGCTGGCATTTCAACAGAGAACGTCACGTAACATTTAACAAAGATTCTATCACAAACAAGATAGCTATATCAGATGACATAGTTAAGATAGATCTACCAGACAACTGGAGTAGAAGGCATTATAATTTTATCAGACGTGGAGGATTTCTGTACGACAAGATTACACATACCGATGTCTTTACTGACATGGCTGACTCAATCGAGTTAGATGTAATTAGACTATATAACTTTGAGGATTTACCTCCTGTATTTAAAAGATTCATAACTTACAGAGCATGTAGAATGGCAGCTACCCAGCTTGTAGCTAACCAACAACTTGTACAACTATTAGGCTCACAGGAAGCTCTAGCACGTGCTGCACTAATGGAGTACGAGTGTAACCAAGGCAATCATAGTATGTTCGGATTTGAAGATGATACAGCATATACTACCTATCAACCATGGAGAAACATTAGAAGATAATGGCAGGCATTACACAAACTATCCCTAGCTTTGTTTCGGGGATTTCAGAACAGCCCGATCACTTAAAATTTCAAGGACAAGTTAGAGATATAGTAAATGCTATTCCTGATGTTACACTTGGATTATATAAAAGACCGGGCAGTAAACGTATAGGAACCGCTCCTCTGAGTAACGTACAGAGTGGCGGCTCTTGGTTTCATTACTTTCGTGATGAGACAGAAGGATCTTATGTAGGTCAAGTAGCAGCTGACGGTCAAGTTAGAGTCTGGCGTTGCAGTGATGGGCAACTGATGACTACAAGCTACACGCATAACGGAGTCAACCATCAATCAACAGTACAAAATTATTTAGCAACAAGTGAACCAGAGAATTTACAATTCCTTACTATCAACGACACTACCTTTGTTAGCAGTCGTGATAGTTCTAATGCTAATACTTTAGTAGGAGAATCAGGTACAACACCTGATAGACCAGAAGCTCACTGTGCTATGATAGAACTCATACGTACAGAGAACGGTAGACAGTATGGTATTAATATATTTGACTCTACATCTACAGGTAATTTAACAACTGTTAAACGAGCTACTAAAGTTAAAATAACAGGTAATAACTATGATGAATCAGACGGCACTGGGCACTGCCCCGGTATTGGTACTGAGGTTTTTGCTGTAACAGCTAAAAACAGCTATGGATCATCAGAAAATATTACACATGTAAAAAATAGCAGTGGTACTACAATTACTACTGGTAAAGATAACTTAACATTTCGCTGCACAGCTTTAGGTCAGCAAGGTGTTAGTCCAAACTACAGTGCTAACAGCAGCGGACCGGGTGGTGATAACTACAGATGCAGCTACAGTTTAGAAGTTGTGTTACTACATGGTGGTGAAGGATGGGATGTAGGAGATGTCGTAAGAGTAATACCAGCAGCCGCTGATGAAGCAGCTAGCGTGACTGGTAGTGGATCTGGAAGTCAAGCATATCTAGATATTACTGTTACAGAAATAGAAACTGTACAAGTTAAAGCTACTTTGACTAATAATGGCGATGGTCTAATACGTCCAGCTCCTACACCATTCGATGCTGATACAGCTGTAACAGCTGATACTATACTAGCTGGTATAACAGCACAGTTACCTTCTGGTATAACAGCTAAAGTTATAGGACCGGGGATATATCTATCTAGTGCTAACCCATTTAACGTAGAAGTAGTTGAAGAAGACCTTATGAGAGTCTTTCAGAAATCAGTAAACGATGTTACAAGACTACCTAATCAGTGCAGACACGGCTATGTTGTTAAGGTATCTAACGCAAGAATGTCTGATGAGGATGATTACTACCTTAGATTTACTGGAGAAAATAATTTAGACGGAGCAGGGTCTTGGAGTGAATGTCCTGTACCCGGCATAACAGATACATTAACCAATATGCCGTTGGTTATACAACGTACAGCTACGACTACATTTACAGTTAGACCTTTTACATATCAAACACGTAGAGTAGGAGATACAAATACTAATCCTATGCCTACATTTGTCGGCAGACGAATTAATAAGGTACTGTTTTTCCGTAATAGATTAGCATTATTATCAGGCGAAAATGTCATATTATCTCGCCCCGGTACACTAGGTACACCTGATTTCTTTATAGAATCAGCTTTAACTGTATCAGCTAGTGACCCTATTGATATATCTGCTGCATCTATGTTCCCATCTGACATGTTTGACGGTATGGAAATCAACGCTGGACTCCTTGTATTCAGTACAAACCAGCAATTCTTGTTAGCATCAGATGATACAGTGCTGAATCCTGATACAGCTAAGTTACGAAGTGTATCTACGTTTAACTATAATAAAGATATACCTCCTATATCATTAGGTACTACTATAGCTTACCTAGATAACTCAGGTAAATTTAGCCGTATGAATGAAATGGCTAACACAGCTAGAGAGGGAGAGCCAGATGTCATAGAAATTAGTAAGCTAGTTCCTACATTATTACCAAAAGATTTAGATTTACTCACAAACTCTAGAGAAAACTCTTTAATACTTATAGGTAAAACTAATACAGATACGGTATTTGGTTATAAATATTTATCTATAGGTGAAAAAAGACAGCAACAAGCATGGTTTAAATGGAAACTTAATAATCCATTACTATATCATTTTATTATTAATGATGAGTATTTCTATGTAGATACTGATAATTTTTTACAAAGTATAAAACTTGTACAAGCAGATAGCGACCCTAGCTTTACACAAGATGACGTAGGTTATCAGATACATATAGATAATCATACTACAATCAGTGGAGGTAGCTTTAGTTCTACTACCAATTTAACTACATTTTCTAGTGTAAGTTGGATGCCTAGTGTTACTTCACCTAACTATGCTTTAGTGGTTATTGATACAGATACTAATGCTGCTAGAATAGGTAGGTATGCAAAAGCTACTGCTACAAGCTCTAACAGCTTTACAGTTCCGGGAGACTGGTCTGGTGTAACTTTACGAATAGGTTATCTTTATGAATACTTAGTAGAGTTTCCAAGATTGTATCCCGTAAAACAACAGGGAGAGAAGTCTATTGCAGATGTTAACTCCTCGCTTATAATACACAGACTTAAATTACACTTTGGTAAGATAGGTCTTTACGAAACAACTTTAGAACGACTCGGAAAGGATGACTATACAGAAATTTATGAATCATCATTATTAGATGAATATGAAGTATCTGATGCTCCATACCTAGAAGAGTTTATTAAAACTATTCCTGTCTACGAAAAAAATAAAAACGTAGATATTACACTTAAATCTAGTCACCCAGCTCCAGCTACCCTAAGAGCTTTGGCATGGGAAGGTGACTTTTCACCAATGTTTTACAGACGTGCCTAATTACATACACCCGATTACAACTGAGGCTGCCAAAGAGGTGGCCTCCAACCTACGTCCAGATGACCTCAGAGAGGTTGTAGAAGGTCACGGGATAGATCCTAAGATCTTCCTACCTAAAGTGGCTCAGGAAGGCTCTGCTGTGTATTTCACAGTACCAGACGGCAAGACTGCCGGACTAGCCGGAGTAGGAGATGGCGGTACAATCTGGATGTTATGCACTCCAGAGATACATCGCTATCCAATCACCTTTGCGAGAGAAGCCAAGCGGTATGTCGATAACCGTCCAGAGGATCTCTTGTGGAACATAGTAGACTGTAGAAATACAGTACATTTAAAACTATTAAAGTTTTTAGGTTTCAAGTTTTTACGTCAAGTAAACTGGGGACCATACGATTTACCATTTATAGAATTTTGCCGTGTGCGTAGACGCTAATGCTTCAGCAAGACATGCTGCCAAGCAAAGATGGATGGAGAAAGATGCTAAGTATCGCTCCGATTCACTAAAATATTTTAACAGAGAAACTGCTGCCGAACGTGGTATGCAGCGAACAGCTATGGGCTATAGTAAAGCCATAAGCAACGACTACCAGAGAGCCTTGTATACACAGGGTAAAGCTCGCAGACAGTATGAAAAAGGATTTATTAAATATCTAAAATCTAAAGGTACTGTTGATGAAGGTGGTAGAGCAAGAAGAAGAACTACAGGACTGCGAGAGATTACAGCTATGAAAGGAGCTCTTGAGAACGCAGTAGCCTACGAGTTTGGACCGAACATGCAACGACGTTACCGAGCAAGGCTAACACAAATGCAGAACCAACAAGCTAAAGTACGAAACAATCTAGGTCTTTTACCAGAGTATGGAGCACCTGTATTGATGCCACCGAGTGATAGACTGAGCGGTGCATTAAGTATTGCAAGCCAGATAGCGAGTATTGTAGGGGCTTTTAAAGGGCTCGGCGGGGCGAATACTACGCAACTGGATTACCAAGTCAATCCAATTCCAACTCTACCAAACGGAATGACCGATTGGTCACAAGCCATAACATTCGATCCATAAATTATGTCATCATCTTATTTTGAGTCCCTTGGTAGACAGGAATCTGCTCCCTTTACCATGGATGAGCTTAACTATACAGAAACAGAACCTGATCTAGTTAAAGCGATGAACGAGCAGATCAATGAGAACATCAAAGATCGCCGTCAATTTTTTACAGATAATATAACTGCTTTTAACCAAACACAAGCAGCTAGAAAAAACAGACTCAGCGACTTAGCTGTGTTAACAAAGACTGGAAGGGAGATAATTGAAAAGCAGCAAGCATATAGAAAGGGGGACGAAGAGTATGATAAACTTAAAAACATTTTTGATAGCGATGCAGACAGATCTAAGTTTGTAGATGCTAGTATTAAAATAGATAATGCTGATAAAGATATACAGGTAGAGTCTGCTCACGCTGTAGGTCACACAGTAAAAACTGGACAATCTGATGGTCAGCCTATAGGACTCACTGACATAGCTGACTTTGAGATGAATGTTGTAACAGAGGATTACAGAAACGGTAATTCTGCTACTGATGCTATGTTATATCATCTAAATCAGTATGAAAAAATAGCATTTGAGAAACTAACTTATGATGATAAGTTCTATAATGAATTGAGTTACAGCGATAAGATAAAGTTTAGACGTATAATGTATGCTAGATACATACAGATGTGGAGAGAGGAGCATCCAAACATAAGTGATAGGCAGATTATTTCTAAAATTATGCCAGTTCTTATGAACGAGGACAGGCGTTTAGATGGCGAATCAGCTGTATCACATGTCAACTCTAGTCGTGAAGAAGTTAGTAATATTAGAGTTAGAGGTGCGATCAACTACATAAAAGCTGGTTATGCGAATAGTCAAGACCCTGAGAGTGAGCAGTATGTAGACGGAATCTTTACCAGAAACAGTATTATACAGGTTTTTGAAGCTGAAGCTATAGGTCTAGGTATATCTAATCCTATGCAGTATGCTAACGAAAAGTTTGTGAATGAAGTAATTATTCCAAACGTAGGCGAGTTTACTGAAAACGAGATAAGATGGTTACTTAACGACTATAAGTTTAAAGCTAAAGATGGTCACATGACTACCTATGCAAATTTACAGGAAGGTAATGCTCAGAAAATAGAAGCTGCATGGCTGGATCAACAAAAAAAGGACAACGATCTTTTATTAAAACATAGGCTAGATGGTCTAAATAAAATGGTTGACGAGAAGGATTATCAAGTAACTCTCGATGATATTAATATTTTTAATGGCACAGATTATGAGCAATCAGCACAAAGTTTATACAAAAGAAGTAATATACACCCCTTACAACGACCAGAAAATGCTAACTATGTAAACTCTATTAATGACGAGCTAGATGCTAGATCAAAAGATATTAAAATATTTGGAGAGCAAGTTTTAAATAGTGGATACCAAATGGACGTTTACCGCCACTTAAAAATCAAAACTGATAAAAGGTTCCGGGAACTCATGAAGACTTTTACGGGTCAGGATAATCAAGTCGAGTTAGCTACACGAAAGTTGTTAGAAGAGATAAGAGCAAGAGAGTTTGATACTATTAACCCAGCTTCATTTAACGAGACGCTTTCTCTTAATACAGAAGCTTCCATCAAACTTTACGAAGCAGATACATTAGGCACTTTGTCATCTGACAAGGTGCATGCCGCAGAAGAACCTTACATACAAAATGCTATTAATAGTTTTCTAAAGGGAGAAAAATTAAGTAACTATTGGTATGAGGTAGCTAAAGTAGTAGATGGTAGAAATGGACAAAAAGTAGCATACGACAGATTAAAAGCATTAGGTTATCTTGATAAAATAGGAGGACCTATATCTGCTTTTGAAGCTGTAATTGATTTAGGAGATCTTGAGACTACACGACTTATTACTAATAATCCTAATGAATCAACAGTTTATCGAGCTATACTTAGCAATGATAAAAATGAAAACGAGTTATTAAATAGAATTATTAATCCAGAAGTTAACGACAATGGTGGTATTAATGCTATCAAAGGTTCTAATGGACAGTATATAACAGTAGAAGAAGGTCAACCTACATTAGAAGACATGACTGTTGAAGATATACTTGTAGGTATTTCTGATGGAACTTACGATCAAAACACAGAATTTGGTTTATTTAGTATAAGAGGAATAGGATTGCAAGAATTATATAACAACGGACTGATTAATTTAGATGATAGTTTTGATAAAGCTTTTCAAATAGGTGTTATTAAACAAAGACTACGGTTTAAGTCTAATAACAAACTACAATTCTCAGGAGCTGATGGTACTTACAGAAGACTCATAAATGTTCCTAAAGAAGATAAAGAAAGGTTAAAAGAAATTATCGGAGATCTAGGTCCTTATCTAGATCCTGACAACCTCAGTGCAGCAGCTCTACGGGAACTCGCTGAACAAAACTTATAACTATGAATGAAGAATATCCAGTTAATGAGTATGATTCTACGGGATCTTTTGCCATTGACGAAATACAATCTAACCGACAACAAGCGTTAGAGTATGAAGAAGAACGAAAAAAACAAGAAGCTTTAGCAACTGAACAAGCACAGCAGGCTGAAGCTACTCAGGATGATCCTCGTAATGCAGACAAATGGGGCATCAAAGCAATCGCTAAAGAAGCTGAGTCTATCCTATCAGGAGGTCTGCAAGACACTGCATCCTCTATCGCAACCTTTGGAGAACGTACTAAGGAAGCGTTAGATGGTACAATGGCTAGAGAGAAAAGAGAGCAAGGCTATTACAAACCAGACTGGGACCCTTTTACAGATCAAGATGATCCTATCATTACCAAAACTTGGTGGGGCAAACTGCTGAGAGGTACAGTACACTTTGGTTCGTTAGCTGCTGGTACAGTTCTAGCTGCAAAAGGATTAGCTGCGACAGGAGTTCCACTACTAGCGGGAGGTGCAACAGCACTACTTAACGCCGGTACAGTAACCAGAGCAATGGCTATTGGTGGTATCTCTGATTTAATATCTAAAGAGTCTGATGGGCACAATGCTCTAGGTAGCTTACGTGAACACTACGGATGGATAGATACACCTCTATCTACAAAAGAAACTGACCATCCTATTATGATGAAATTTAAAAACATCGTAGAAGGTATGGGTATTGGACTAGCATTTGATGGTGTTGGTTATTTAGTAGGTAAAGGTAGTAAAGCTGTTAAAAGTCAGATTATCAAACGTAATGCAAGTATAGAAAATCAAACAACTACTGCTGCATTAATACAAATACGTCAACGTGACGCTGAGTTCCGTGCTGCTAAAAATGCACCCGTTGCTCAAAGGCATCAAGGTGCTGATATATCCGAGGTTACACCCGGAGAAGCTAGAGAACAGTTAAAACGTACACGTAAAGACTGGGGATCTGAAGACGGGTCTACTGGTTCAGTTACTACTAATGTAGAACGTGAACGCATCGTTAGAGAATCAGGTACTACAGACGAGATAGTCGAACGTACACTACGAGGTCTAATGAGCGATGATAAGTTTAAAAGAGAGTTAGACGCAGTTAAAGGTAATAGAAAAGCCCTAGCTGACGTATGGCGTGATGCTATTACAGAATATCATAAGATAACTGATGGCAGAAGTGCTATGGATATGACTCCAGAGGAGTATCTAAATGACTTATTTGAAAAACAGAAAGCTTCTATACCACTAGGAGACGAGACATTTGAAACATGGTCTGCTGAAACAGTAGTTACAGCTGACTTAGTAGTAGGATCTTTAATGAAACAGCTTAGAGATACAGGTATAGCTGGTAGAGAACTAGCAGATTTTGTATCACTTGACGACATTGATGGTCCAGCTAAACAGATTGTTGATACTATGCTGACTGCTATGTATCAAACAAAGAAATCTAGGTTTGTAGCCTCTGATTACTTTAGATCTTTCGGTGCTGGTAAGACAAGAGCACAGGTAAACGATGCTGTAAACCAAGCAGTACAAGCTGATATGGCAGATGTTAAAGAATCTATCATGTCTGTACTGAAGATAGCCAAAGATGATCCTAACGATGACTTGTTAAATGCTTTGTTTGAAGCGTTTACGATGATGAAAGATGTTAATAATCTTGATGATTTTGACAACTGGGCAAGAAAAGTACTAAAAGGTGGACAATTAGAAGAGAAAGGTCCTGACCGTACTGGTGCGTTAATACGTAACCTACAGGAAATGATAAGCCATAGTGTACTAAGTGGACCTAAAACTCCAATTCGAGCACTTTTAGGTACAGGTACTGCAACATTCTTACGCCCCTTATCTACATTTTTAGGTGCGACTATGAGGTATCCGTTTACAGGAGACTCAGCTACTATACGTGGTAGCCTTGCATCTATGAATGGTATGCTAGAAGCACTACCAGAAGCATTTGATTTATTCTTTACTAAGCTAAATGGCTACTGGAGTGGAGAGCTATCTACAATTAAGACTAGATATATTGAATTTAACAAAGGAGATTACAACTGGGAGTTAATACGTAGGTGGGCTGAAGACAGTGGTAGAGCAAGCGTAGAAGATCGTGCTATCTTTGCATTTACTAACATGATACGTGGTGCAAATAATAGTAATCTATTTACTTACTCAACTAAGATAATGGCAGCGACTGACGATGCTTTTACTTTCTTACTTGGCAGAGCTAAGATGAGAGAAAAAGCTATGCGTCGTGTACTAGACTTACAGAGCAATGGTGTTGATATACCAAATATTACACCAGAAGTTATGAGAGCGTATCAAGACGACTTCTATGGAGAAATCTTTGATAGTAATGGTAATATAAAAGATGATGCAGCTAGGTTTGCTAAAAAAGAAGTTACTCTTACTCAAGACTTAACAGGCTTTTCTAAAGGATTAAATGATGTATTAACAGCTAATCCGTACGTTAGACCTTTCTTTCTATTTGCTAGAACTGGTGTAAACGGTTTAGCACTGACAGCTAAACATACACCCGGATTTAACTTTTTAGTCAAAGAGTTTAACGACATCGCATTTGCAACTGCTGATAATCTAGGTAATCTTAAAAAATACGGTATCAACACAGCTGAAGAGCTACACAACGCTAAAGCTTTACAAACAGGTAGATTTGCGATAGGCTCTGCTGTAACATTTATGGCTATCAATGCTTGGATGAATGGTAAATTATCAGGTAATGGACCATCTGACAGACAAATGCGTCAAGGATGGATAGATGCTGGTTATGAGCCTAGAACCATCGAAGTTGGTGGTGTACGTATAGGTTATGATTCTATAGAACCTTTTAACCTTATACTATCTACAATCGCTGACGTAGGTGATGCAAGTATGTTGATGGGTGAAGAGTGGACAGAAAAAGAACTACAAAAGATCTCATTAGTTATAGCACAGGCTATATCTAGTAAGTCTTATTTAGCTGGTATTCAACAGCTTGTAGATTTAGCAGCTGGACGCCCCGGTCAGGCAGAGCGTATTCTTGCTAGTATAACTAACAATACTGTACCTTTAGCTGGACTACGTAATGAGATGGGTAAACTTATGAACCCACACATGAAAGAGATAAACTCTGGTGTGTTCCAGTCATGGCGTAACAGAAACTTACTATCCGAGTATTTACCCGGTGACGACTTACCTTACAAATATGACATGTTAAATGGTCAACCAATAAAGCAACATGACTTTATGACTCGAGCATTTAATATGGTAAGCCCTGTATCACTCAATTTACATACTGGTCCCGGTAGACAGCTACTATTTAATAGTGGATATGATCTTAGAATATCTACATTCTATGCACCAGATGGTACTAACTTAACTGACGATCCTAGAATTAGATCTGAGTTTCAAAAAGCTATAGGTCAATTTAACATTGAGCTTCAGCTAGATGAACTAGCACTAGATCCAAAAATTAAAGCATCTATAGCATTAATGCAAGCTGATATAAGAGCAGGCAAACGTGGCGAATATAATGCAAGAGACTATTATCATAATATTGTCATTGATCGGTTGTTTAAAAAAGTAAGGAAATACGCTTGGGATTCTATTAAGAATCAGAAAGAGATATATGCTTTACGTATGCAACAACAAGGCAAGGATACCCTACAGGCAATGAAAAAAGCCCAATCATACAATTTACAAAACATGTATAAGTAATGGCAACAACTTTCGTAGACTACACAGGAGACGGAAACGCTACGAAGTCGTTTTCCTTTCCTTCAATAAAAGAAGCTGATATTAAAGTAGATGTCGATGGTGTTATAAAAACATCAGGCAACCACTATAATATAACTAGCTACACAACAACCGGTGGTGGTAACGTAGTATTTACTTCCGGTAATATACCATCCAGCCCAGCTGCAATACGTATCTTTCGTGATACAGACGTAGACAGTGCTAAGGCAACTTTTACAGCAGGGTCATCAGTTAAGGCAGGCGATCTTAACAACAATAATAAGCAGTTATTATATGCTGCACAGGAAGAACAGAATCAAACAATATTAACAAGTGATATAAAAGACGGAGCAATTACTACAGCTAAAATTGCAGCAGATGCTGTTACTAATGCTAAAATGGCAACCAACTCTGTTGGTACTGATGAAATCATTAACAATGCAGTAACACAATCTAAAATTGCTGCAAATTCAGTACAAGGTACTATCATAGCAAACAGTGCAATAACTACAGCTAAAATAGCAGATAGTAACGTAACCACTGCTAAGATAGCAGATAATGCTGTGACTATGGCTAAGTTGAACAGTGGTACATTACCAACTGATATAACTGTAGCAAGTGCTAACATAGTAGATGGTACAATAGCTACAGCTGACATAGGTAACTTACAGGTTACTTCAGCTAAGATTGCAGCAGATGCAATTGATGGTAGTAAAATAGGTGATAATACTATTGATTCAGAGCATTACGTTGCTGGGTCTATAGATACTCAACACATTGCTGACAGCCAGATAACTACAGCTAAGATAGCTGACAGTAATATAACAACAGCTAAAATAGCAGCTAACGCAGTAACTACAGCTAAGATAGCAGATGGAGAACTTAAGACTCTTGCAGGCATGCAGTCAGGTACAGCATCTAAACTTGCTGACAGTACAGCTCTTACAGCAGATATAGCCGACCTCAACCAGATTGATGGCATGGCAAAACAGACTACTATATCTGACGATGACACTAAGTTTCCAACCTCTGGTGCTGTTGTTGATTATGTAGCTGCACAGCTAGAACCGTTTGGTGGTTTTGAAGCTATAGCTAACGATCAGTCCTTTCCTAATACACAACCGGCATCTGGTGTTGCTATTTCTATAGCAGACGCAGCCGGTATAGTTGTAAGTGGAAGTAACTCGAGTACAACAGGTCGTACACTTAATGGTACAACAGTAACTATAAATAATATAAATTCTCAATTTACTAGTTCTACAGTAGCAAGTGGTATACGTTTTATAGTAACATCTACTGGATCTGGTCATGTATATAATTATCACAAAGCTACGCTACCAGAAAGCGACCTAGTAAGTCTTAGTGGAGATATTAATGATTTCAACGAAAGATATAGAGTTGGCTCGTCGAACCCTTCAAGTAGCCTTGACGGTGGTGATTTATTCTTTAATACTACTACAGGTAAACTTCTTGTATATAATGCAAGTACTTCAGCATGGGAAGAAACCCAATCAATAGGTAACTTTTTTATAAACACACTATCTAGTTCATCAGGAACTGGAGGAGGAAGTGCAACATTTAATGGATCAGCTTATAGATTTACACTTAGCAATGCAGGGCAGTTCGCACAGCAACACCTTGTTAGCATCAATGGAGTCATTCAGAAACCTAACTCAGGAACCAGTCAACCCAGTGAAGGGTTTGCTATCGACAGTAGTGATATTATATTTTCTGCCGCTCCTGCTAATGGTGCTGACTTCTTTATCGTTACCATCGGATCAGCAGTAAGTATTGGTACACCAAGTAACAACACAGTTACTAATGCTATTTTACAAAATGGTTCTGTATCAACAGCTAAAATACAAGATGATGCAGTCGATGCAACTAAACTTGCAAACTCTATCAACGCAGAAATAGCAGCTAACACAGCTAAAGTAACTAACGCAACACATACAGGAGATGTTACAGGTTCTACAGTTCTAACTATTGCTAACGACGTAGTAGGTCCAGATGAGCTTGCTGACACGTCTGTAAGTGCCGGTAGCTATGGTTCAGCCACAGCAATCCCTGCGATTACTGTAGACGCTCAGGGACGTATCACAGCAGCATCTACAAATGCTATCAACACCTCTACTATACCAGTAGCAGATGAGTCATCAGACACAACTTGTTTTCCTGTATTTGTTACAGCAGCTACAGGCGATCAAGCACCAAAGACTGGTAGCAATCTAACCTTTAACTCTGCAACAGGAGCTTTAGGTGCGACATCTTACACAGGTGATGGTAGTAATTTAACAGGTGTAGCTTCAGCAGTAGCTGACGGATGTATCTATGAAAACTCACAGACTATATCTAACAACTACACAATATCAACAAACAAAAACGCTCTTAGTGCAGGTCCGATCACTATAGCAAACGGCGTTACATTAACAATACCTTCGGGTAGTACATATACAATAGTTTAATGGCAATACAAATAAATGGTAATGGTACTATCACAGGTATTTCTGTTGGTGGTTTACCAGACGGTATAGTAGATACCGACATGATAGCTGCAAACGCAGTAACAAGTGCAAAGTCTACTGGTCTAGGTATCAGTATGGTAGATGAATGGAGAACTTATAATACACAGTCAGTTTCGGGTAACACAGCAACAACAATAAACAGTTGGGAAAGAAATGATAATACTTTTTCTCAAATTGGATCTGGAATGACACAGTCAAATGGATTATTTACTTTTCCTCAAACTGGAATATATTTTATTTTAGGAAATTTTTCTTTTTTTGATACTTCTGGAGATAATAGATACATTACACCAAGAGCTTATTGGAACAATACTTATATAACACAAGTTTATACAAGTCTTAAATATGTCTCAGGAGAAACTTTTAGTTCTGTTTCTACACCATTTATTCTCGATGTAACTAGCACTTCACCAACCTTACATTTTTCTGTTGTTTCCGAAAATGATTTTCAAGTTACTGGTAATAACTGGGCAGGGGTAGGTAATGAGAATGTAAATACTTGTAGTGTTACATTTATTAGATTAGGAGATACATAATATGAGTTCAATAAAATTAAAACATTCGGGTGGTAACAGCGTATCGCTTAACCCACCTACATCCGCACCTACATCTAGTGACGTAGCTTTTAAGTTACCTAATGCTGATGGTAGTGCAAACCAACTTTTAAAAACAGATGGTTCTGGAAACCTTGGATGGGCGACAGATCAAGGCGGTAAAGTTGTAGGATTTGGTCTTGCAACCTCAACCACTGTTACACAATATGGAGCTCAAAACTCTTACACATTAGTTGGACCACAGCTTACCTATAGCGGTGCAAGTACAAGTAATAAGTTAGTTATACTTCATAATCATCACATGAAAGTTGAAGATGCAGGTAACTGGTATATGGCATTATGGAGAGACGGTCTATCTGGTACTAAATTAGAAGAAAAAGTATGGTATTCACAAGATCAATTATGGATTGGTCAAACAGGTATCACCTCTGTTTGTATAGATTTTGCAGACACTAATAGTCATACTTATCAGTTTGCAATATATAGAAGTAGCAGTACTAACAGACTTCAATATAATCCCGTCACTGGTGTAACACAGATTATAGCATTGGAGATAGAACCATGAGTAGAATATTAGTCGATCAAGTACGATCAAACAGTGCGTCAAGTGATGCACTTACTTTAGACGGGTCTGGTAACATAACAGTTCCCGGAAACATTGTAGTAACTGGTAATGCAAATTGCAATGGTACATCTACAGGTTTTGGAGACCGTAGTGATTTTGTTAAGTTAGCTGTAGCAACTGGTGCCGGCGGTACTGGCGATCTTATTTTTGATAATTTAGATGTAGCAACATATAAGACGTTTGATTTTACTCTTATTTGTCGGCCAAGTACTGATCAAGTACAAATGAGATTTAGGTATAGAACAGGTGGTGCAAGTGGGTCAACTATAACCGCAGCACATCATCAAGTAGCATATTTGTATATGTATAACTCAAATAATATGAGTCAAAGTACAAATATGGGTATAGATCATATGAAGTTAACTCAGGGTGTTGGAGGTAATAATAGTCAAGAAGGTGTATCTCTAAACATGAGAATTTCAATGTGTGATGCTAACGACAATGGGGTTACAAAAAATAGAATGAACACAGTATGGTGGTCAGCTATGGTTCATAATGAAAGCCTTATGCCAGAGTGGCACGTAGGAAATGGGACATTAACTGACTCTACAAGTGGTAGTGGAGGTGGTGCAGGCGGAAGTACTGACTATCCAACAGGTTTTGTTATCGATTTTGCATCTGGAAATGTTGGTAACTTTTCTTATCAACTTTATGGACTTAAAAGATAATGGCTAGAAATCATTTAATTAACGGAAAATTAGTTCCGTTTACAGCAGAAGAAGAAACTGCTAGAGACGCTGAAGAAGCTGCATGGGCAGCAAAACAAACAGAGTTAGAAAAAACTCTTTATCAAAGAAAAAGAACAGGAGAAGCAGCAACTCCTACTGAAGATACACAATATCTTCCAATAGGAGAACAGCTAGATTTACTCTACAAAGATATCGTTGCAGGTACAGTAACTGCATCAGGTGCTTTCGCAACTGCGATTAAAGCTACTAAAGACAAATATCCGAAACCATAATGGCATTAACACAAGTAAGCGGCGGCGGTATCAAAGACGGACAAATATCAGCTGCTGATTTAGCAGATGGTGCAATTTCATCTGCAAAATTCGACACTACTGCTCTAGATACTACGTATACATTAGGAGCAGTTGGTAGTGACCACTATACATTTACAGGAGAGGGCTTGACCGGGGCGGTCAATGACCCTACCTTGTATTTAACACGTGGTAAAACATATAGATTTGTAAACGGTAATAGTGCAGGGGCACATCCGTTTCGTATACAAAGTACAACTGGAACCAGTGGCACTGAGTATAACACAGGCGTAACAAACAATGCCGGTGGTGGAGGTTCTACAATAATATTTGAAGTACCACATGCTGCACCAGATAAACTGTATTATCAATGTACAGCACATGCCAACATGAATGGTATACTTTACGTGACCGGGGCACTAGCTGACGAGTCAGTAACACTAGCCAAACTAGAGCACGGTACATCATCTAATGATGGCAAGTTTTTAAGAGCTAATAATGGTGCAGATCCTACGTTTGAAACTGTAAACACAGATTTAGTATCTGACACAACACCGCAGCTAGGTGGTAACTTAGATACTAATAGTTTTGAAATAAGTTTTGATGATAACCATTCTGCTATATTTGGCGATGGCAGTGATCTAAAAATTTTACATACTGGTTCAGAGTCAAGAATAGACTTTACAAACACTGCACATAATTTAGTACTTATGGGAAGTGGGGGAAGTAGTGTTATTGACTTAAAGCCTAGACAGGACCAAAATTCTGTAAAATCGATAGCAAATGGAGCAGTAGAACTATATCACGATGGCACTAAAAAACTTGAGACAGTATCAGGTGGAGCTACCATTACAGGAACTTGCACAGCTACAGCTTTTGCAGGTGATGGCTCTGCATTAACAGGACTATCAGGAATACCATCTGGTGTTATTGTTATGTGGTCTGGTTCAATAGCTAATATACCTTCTGGTTGGGTTTTATGTGATGGATCAAACGCAGCACCTAATTTGCAGGATAAATTTGTTGTCGGTGCCGGAAGTGCGTACAGCGTGGGAAATACAGGTGGTGCGGCAAGTACTACTACACAGGTTTCTGTAAATGGTAATACTGGTTGGGCTTCACAAGTACCTAATGCTAGTAGTACACCTAACGCATCTCCAGAACCACAAAACTCAAGAGATAGACACCAACATGGTTGGGGCGGAACCTTTACAACAAGCAGTTTCAGTACAATACCTCCTTACTATGCTCTTGCATATATTATGAAGACTTAATTATGGCAATAACTACAACATG